CAGGCATGGCTCAGAACTACGGAGATTGTTAATGACTAAACCGATCACATGGTCGTACAGTAGCTTGGCGTTGTACCAACAGTGCCCAAAGAAATACTACCATCTCAAGGTAGCCAAGGATGTCAAGGAGGAGATGGGCGAAGCCATCACCTTTGGCAACGAGATTCATAAGATAGCTCACTTATACGTTGAACAGCATCACCCTATTCCCGAGAAGTACGCATCCATCGAGCCAGCGATTAAAGCGCTAAAAGATATGCCGGGCCGTAAATTGTGCGAGAACAAGCTGGGCTTGACCATCGACCTCAAGCCCTGTGGCTTCTTTGATAAGAAGGTGTGGTGGCGTGGCATTGCTGACATCATCATCTTGCAGGGCGACACAGCTCTGACAGTTGATTACAAGACTGGTAAGAAGAGCCAGTATGCAGATTTGAAACAGCTTGAGATTCTTGCACTTGCAATGTTCAAGCACTTCCCTGAAGTTAAGAAAGTCAAAGCGGGCTTGTTGTTCCTGTTCGCTGATGACTTCGTTAAGACTGCCTATTCAGCCGAATCACAGAGCGATCTGTGGACCGACTGGATGTCAGATGTTGGTCAACTTGAGGCATCCGTACAGAGTGATGTATGGAACCCCAAGCCCAACTTTACTTGTCGTGGCTGGTGTCCAGTCACATCGTGTGACCATAATCAAGGAGCTAAAAATGCTTAACAAGAGAAAGAAAACCAAAGCTGCAAAAATTCGTTCGTTCATTGCAGCAAACCCCAACGCAACTGCTAGGTACATAGCCGATCAGCTAGGTTTTCCTATACAGAGCGTGTACAACGTGAAGCACAAACTGCGTGCTGCTGAGACCAAACCTAAAATTGTTACCCTCGTAGGCAGTTCAAACAAGAGCATCATGGAGCAGTTGAACCCTGACATTCCGGTCTACAAAGACTCGGTTACGAATGTTACGTCAACAAAGTTAAGAGAGATGATTGAGAAGCCATCCGATCCAGTCAACAATCCTGCTCACTACACAGAGGGCGGCATTGAGACAATCGACTACATCGAGGCAAAGGGCTTGGGCTATCACCTTGGCAACGCGGTGAAGTACATCAGCAGAGCGGGCAAGAAGGGCACGAACCAAGGACTTGAGGACTTGCGTAAAGCTCAGTGGTACTTGGCCCGAGCCATCGAGAAGAACGAGTACGCCTCGCCTAGCCGATGAAAGCCGTTCTGGAGTTTAGCTATCCAGACGACGAGCGCAAATTACTATACGCCCTCAAAGGGCAAGAAATGTACGTTGCGCTCGCCGAGATACGGATGCAAATTACTGAAGAGTTCCGTCACAACGCAGACCCCATATCTGTGCTAATGCGTGTGCGGAACATTACAGACGACATCTTTCGTGAGCTGGGGGACGCATGACACAAGATGAAATCCTAGAGGCACTACACAAGGTGGTGCAAGAGCACAAGCATTACACAACGTGGACTGTATCAACCCCACACCTAGTTGCTTTGGTCAAGTTGGCCATTGAGCATGAGCGTGAGGAGTGTGCAAAGGTGTGTGAGGATAGCGTTGAAGAGGCTGGCGATGAATTAGCATGGCAAATCCGAGCAAGGGGACAAGCATGACCAAAGACGTAGAAGTTAAGGTTGTGTTTGCTAAAGGAAGCATGGACGACTTTGATGGTACGCAAGAAGAGCTTGATGCTCTTGTAGCTGAGATCAAAGAAATGGTTACCAATGGTGCTTTTGCTGACGCCACCCCAATCACGGAAGAAGAAGAGGAAGAGCTTAAATTGTTGTTGGAAAAACAGAAAGGACTGCAATGACCAAAGTATGTAGTTCTTGTAAGGAAGAAAAACCTTTTGAACTGTTTCGTTGTTTGTCAAGAAGCAAAGATGGGTACACAGGCCGTTGCAAAGCTTGCATAAGCATAAAAGACAAACAATACAACGCCGTATTGTCAGACGAAACTCGCAACAGACGAAAGGATCAAATTCGTGCTTGGAGAGTCAAGAACCCTGAGAAAGTTAACAAGGCGAGGCGCGACTATTACGCACGAAACAGAGAAGCCGAGCTTGCACGCATCAAGAAGTGGCGGGAAGAAAACAAAGATCGTGTGAGCGAAACAAGCCGTAAGTGGCGGGAAGAAAACAAAGAGTATTTTTACGCAAAGGTGGAAGCGTGGCGGCTTCAAAACATGGGGCGCGTTGCCGCAAAACACAGAGAGTGGACAAAAAATAACCCAACTAAAGTGAAGGAGGGGACTAAAAAATGGAGAAGTAAAAATCCTGACAAAGTAAAAACCATGGATAAACGCGCTCAAGTAAAACGGGTTGAAAACTTGACAAACAAATACATTAATGACTTGTTTAAAAAACAGGTGGGTGTAACGTCTATTAAAGTACCTCCCGGACTAATTGAAGCAATGAGAGTAAATCTATTTATCAAACGTAAACTAAAGGAGCTATCAGCATGAAACATATCAGTGAATTAACAACAGAACTATCTGCATTGTACGAAGGACTTAGAAACGGCACGATAGATGTAAAAGCCGCCGCTGAGATGAACAACACAGCAGGAAAGATTATTCATGCACAGCGTGTACAGCTAGAGTATGCAGAGCTTCGTAAGGAGCAGCCTGACATTGACTTCATGAAGACCAAAGCTAAGCCAAAAGCTAAGGTGGAGACATGACATGGCCTTTCCCACCATTCCCGAACCCCAAGGACAAGAGCAACCAAGTTCCAAAGTTCAACCCCGACAACCACGAAGACGCGCCGTTCTGAGCGAGACCACAGCAAGAACAACCATTGGCATGATGCGTTCAATGGCAAACCACAAACCGATTAGTCCATTTCATTTAATGGCAGCCGATGAGATGGAGCAGTTACTAGAAGAAGTTTTAAAGTACCGAAAGGAGAAGAACACATGAAACCAATAGCATGGTACGACCCAACCAACGGCATGGTCAGTACAGACAAAGACTCACCTTTGTTTACACCGCTTGGTCAGGTGTTGCCTTTGTATCCACAGCGCACATGGGTAGGGCTGACGGATGAGGAGCTTGATGCTTTATACAGGGCGGTCAAAGTTCGGCTCATGGGAACTTATGACACTAAAGATATTTACCGAGCCATTGAAGCCAAACTCAAGGAGAATAACACATGAAAGACGATGACGATATCCAAGACTACGTTTCTGATAAGAACGTAAACGACATACGCAACCAAGTACTAGAAGAGGTTGCACACGAATTTGATTGCATGCGAATTGCTTTTGGTGATACAGCCGCTTCGTTTGCGCAGTACGTAAGGGAAATGAAGTATGCCAAGACCAAAGCCCCCTGAGCCACTACTAGGGAGACAAGTCCGAATGTCGGACAGGCAGTGGATTATTTTGAATCATCTTGGCGGTGCTGAGTGGTTAAGAAATTTGTTAGATAAGAAAGACCCATTCCCTAAAAAATACTATGATGCTCTTTTAAAAACAGGAGGCCCAAATGCCGTACGTAAACAAACCCCGCCCATACAAGAAAGAATATGACCAACAGCAAACTAGAGGAGAACTTGACGAGCGCATGGAACGTCAACGTGCCCGTCGCAAGATTGACAAGACCGGAGCTGATAAAGACAACAACGGCAAAGCTGATCGACGCGAAGGAAAAGATGTTGCTCACGTCAAGGCACTATCTAAAGGTGGATCAAATAAAGATGGGGTGAAGATTCAATCACCTAGTAAGAACCGATCCTTTAAACGAAACCCAGATGGCTCAATGAAATAATATGCAAGTACTGAAAGACCGCACTTTAGTGGTCAGGACCCGCTTTCCCGCTCGCATCACCGAGACCATACCCACGAGCAATGTGGTGAAGGACCTTGGCGAAGAGCGTTACGAAGTGGCAGTGCCATGGGATTGGGATAACGCTGAGAAGCTGACGCACATGCGTATCAAAGATGTGCCATCGCCAATTCAGCGTGACTACAAGTGGCCTCGGCCTATGGGCTTTGAGCCATTCGACCACCAGAAAGATACGTCATCGTTCTTGTCACTGCGTCGTCGCGCCTTCTGCTTCAACGAGCAGGGCACAGGCAAAACGGCATCAGTGATTTGGGCGGCTGACTATCTAATGACGTTGGGTCTCATCAAGCGAGTGCTTGTTGTATGCCCTCTGTCCATCATGCAGTCTGCATGGCAGGCTGATCTGTTTAAGTTTGCAGTGCACCGCTCAGTTGACGTAGCCTACGGCGACTCCAACAAGCGGGCGAAGATCGTTAGCGGTCCCGCTGAGTTCATAATCATCAACTACGACGGCATAGCCACCATAGCTGACCACATGCTGAACCACGGCAAGTTTGATCTGATTGTGATTGACGAGGCGAACGCCTATAAGAACGTACAGACTAAGCGTTGGAAGTTGATGAACAAGTTCGTCACGCCTAACACTTGGATGTGGATGCTTACTGGCACACCAGCCGCTCAATCTCCTGTGGATGCTTACGGGCTTGGCAGGCTATGCGTACCCACTCGTGCGCCACGTTTCTTTGGTGACTTCCGCGAGGCAGTCATGCAGAAGTTTGGAATGTTCCGTTGGGAGCCACGCCCAGACGCAGAGAAGCAGGTGTTCGAGATGTTGCAGCCAGCCATTCGTTACGAGAAGGCGCAGTGCTTGGACTTGCCAGAGGTGACGTACGTTAACCGTATTGCACCGCTTACTCCTTCACAGAAGAAGTACTACAAGGAGCTGAAGAATCAGATGCTTCTTGAGATGGCGGGCGAAGAGGTCAGCACGGTCAATGCTGCCGCTAAGATGAACAAACTGCTACAAATCTCTTGTGGCGCTGTGTATTCAGATAGCGGTGCAACGATTGAGTTTGATGTATCCGACCGACTACGTGTTGTGCAGGAAGTCATTGACGAGTCAAGTCACAAGGTGCTGGTGTTCGTTCCGTTCCGACACACCATCAAACTACTGCAAGACTACCTGACAAAGAATGGTACGACATGTGATCTGATTCATGGCGAAGTCCCTGTGCATAAGCGCACTGCTATCTTCAAGGACTTTCAAGAGAAGCAGAACATCAAGGTGCTCATCATTCAACCACAAGCCGCGGCTCACGGGGTTACCCTAACTGCGGCTGACACCATCATTTGGTATGCTCCTGTTACGTCCACAGAGACGTACCTACAAGCGAACGCTCGCATTGACAGACCCGGACAGAAAAACGCGATGACTATCGTGCACATTGAAGGCAGTCCTGTCGAGAAGCGGTTGTACGCTATGTTGCAGGGCAACATTACCAACCATGAAAAAGTTGTAGATTTATACAAAAAAGAGTTGACTGAGACTTGACAAAGTCCAGAATGACCATATAATAATAGTTCATCAAGGAGAAAATATGGAAGATAAATCCATGGACAAACTGTCTGACGCGTACATGAAAATACGCTTAGAAAGAGACCAGCTCAAGCTGGCATACGAAGCTGATGATGCAGTACTCAGCGAGGCACTGTCTGGCATTGAGAACC